CTAAGCTCAATCATGTCTGCAAGTGTGAGTTCTGCCTTTATTTTTCGCATCTGGTCTGCACCTGTTTCCAATACCACTGCTCCTCTTTGTCACCTTCTGCATAGATGTCATGCTTAGCGTATTCCCTAGGGCATCTTATGGAGCCCGCAAGAATCTTGCTGATGACACTCAAGCACACGCTTGCAATTTCTGGCTCTGTAGTTCTATCACCCCTGATTTCCCTCGGTGCTGGTGGATGTCCGGCGCTGTAGCCGTCAGCTCTATAATCCTGCACCCAGGCATCATACGCCTCAGAATCCCCTGTGCTGCGATCAAAGCGCTTGGAGGCATCGATACTCCTCTCAACAGCGATCGAAGACCTAAGCCTTGACCAGTTAGCCCCCAGGTCGTTGTCAGCACAGCGCTTGACAGCGGCATCAAGGATTGGCCGGCTAATACTCAATTCATACAATCTTCTGACCCATCTGTCTTTTGTGTGGTTCGGAACATTGCCGCTAAAAAACTCGCAGTATTCTTGAATTGCATCTATTGCCTGATTCCTCGTAATCATTTCGCACCCTTGCCCTTTGCCTCAGCTGCCCAGTCTGCCGGTGCTTCCTTGGGTGAAAATACTCCATCGTGGATTTTGGTAATGTTGTCTTCCTTGCATAGATTGCTTATTCCCCATTTGCAGGGCACTTGCCCGTGCTGATATTGCGCCTTCGCTATTATGAGATAGGCCCTGAAGGCCTCGGCCTCAATTCCATCGACCGAGTCTGGCCCATGGATTTCCCTGAGTGTATCGATTGCCTTCATGATGTTCCACCTGACATTTTTCGTGACAGCTGAACAAGAGGAAAAAGGAGGAGCCATGAATTCGTTAAACCACGTTATAATCTCCCTAGGGTAATCATCTCCCTGAGTCTCTGGTATTGGTTTTGGTATTGGATTTGGAATAGGAGTAGGAGTTGGAGTAGGAGCATTGCGAATTTTAGAAACTGCATTGCGCTTTTTCAATTCCGCATTGCCAATCTCAGATTCCGCATTGCGGATTTTAGATTTCGCATTCCCCCTGTCCCATCTGTTTTGAGCATTGGCTTTTGCTGACGCGCTGCGTTGCTTGCTCTTAGCTACCCATGGCTGCCACTCATCCCAGTCATTTATTGCATACCCCTCGGGTGTTTCAACTATCAGCCGATGCTTGATTAGCATCTCTGAAAACTTGCCAGGTGTACCGTCCCAGTCACCCATCAGCTCAAAGTCCTCCCTAGTATGATCGCCGGTAAATTCCCCCTCTGACTTATGCATTGCAGCATAAACCCAGATTTTCATCAGGCTGCAAAGTGGGCAAGATGCCTTGTCAAACTCTGCCCCGAATCTCTTTATTTTGATGTTATCGAAAAAGCCTCTATGAAATCTTAGATCTTCTTTTGCCATTCTATTCCCCTTGTGCTTGCCCAGCTTATTATTTTCTAGCGACCACGCTCTTTAGAGCACGGCCCTTTTTTGTTAATACGATGCCACGAGAGGCACCCGGTACTTTTCTTAGATATCCCTTCAGTTCAAGATACTGCACAAAACACTGAGGGCTTGTGCCCACTGCATTCTCTGCGTCCTTCATCTCTTGCAATGTCGGAGGGATGCCAACCGCGTCCCATAGCTCCATCATCGTCTTGAAAAAACCTTTCTGCATCTCTGTTAAGTCTTGCCCTATTCTTGCCATGATTTCCACCCTGCAGCCTATCTCACCCACTTCTTGAGCAAATGAATCTTGCTGCCAAATAATGTCCTTATCATTGACTCCGCAGATGTCTGCAACTTCGTCAATCACTGCTTTGAAACATCCTACGAGATTGTCATAGTCTCGGATGAATCTCCTCTTGGGAACAATGCGTGTCAGCTTCAAGCTGATAGGTCCGGTGATTGCCGGCCGTCCTGAAACTAACCACGCATTGCGAGTCGCTTGCCTTTGCTTTTTCTTCCTTCTTGCCTTGCTTGCCCAGTGTTCTCTTTTGTTAGACTCGCTGACAAGAAGCGCTTTAACAAGCAACTTATGATTCATGCTCAAAATGGTATATCATCATCCGCTAATGGTTTAGCTTTTGCCTCAAATAAATTAGCTGTTGCCCTTCCTGGGCTTGCGTACTTGTCTGCATGGCTTGCGGCTTGATGATCAACATCATCCCGACCACCCAAGAAGGTTACACGGTCTGCAACTATCTCAGTGGTGTAGCGCTTGTTCCCTTCCTTGTCTTCCCAGTCGCGGGTTTGCAGTCTTCCTTCAACGTGGCAAGACCTGCCCTTTTTCAGATACTCGCCACAATGCTCGGCTGACTTACCCCAAACAACGATTCGGTGCCATTCGGTTCGCTCTTGGCGTTCACCGCTTTGCTTACTGTTCCAAACCTCGGTAGTTGCAATCCTGAAATTGCAAACAGGAGAGGACCCCGCTTGCCTTAGTTCTGGGTCTGCACCCAGGTTACCAATCAAGAATACTTTGTTAATGCTTGCCATCTCTTATGCCTCCTTGTTGCCGTCTTCAGTCGGCATCATTTCTTCGCCTTCCATTATGTTGTCCAGGTCATTCTCTGCATGGGGCCATCCTTGTACATTTCTGCTCTTTACCCCAAACCCGTCAGGTGCCCATATTTCTTCGGCCTTTATAAAACAATCGCCATCGTGAACAATCCGGGCGTCTTCAAACTCTTCGTCCTTGAACCAAATATAACTCAATCCAAATCTGCGACGGTAAAGATCTAAACCACGCCGGTTTATTTCTTTGCAGATAACACACGACTCAACCCCTTTCATTTTGCAACCCCTTCTCCATTGTATCAAACAACTCTTGAGCATGTAGCAGGGCATCAACCGCGTCTGCATCTGTATTGATTTCAATCGTATCGAACCCAGAAAAAGACTCAGATACAGCACCATCATCAAACATCTGTTGTGCGGCTTGTCTCAACTCGTCAATGTGAGTGAACGCGATTGCTGGGGTGATATCGTCTGAGCCTACCAGCTGCCTTGCCTGCTGCAACCTAGATTGACCACCTGTTTCTTCCGTCTCAAAGCAATCCGCAAAGGCACCGTAATCTAAAGGCAGAGTTGCCGGGAGCTTACCTGTTCTGTCTCCTGCTTCGAAGTCATTCGAATTCTGGCACCTAAGGATTCTCTCATACTTGCCGTCTTCATTTTGGGCAATGTCTGCGAATAGAATGACATCGCTCAAGCCTAGGATAAAGTTGCGTTGCTTGTTAGGCAGAGAAGGAATCTTCTTGGTGTACTTTTTCCCTAGATAATTCTCGACTTCTTTTTCAATCGTGTGACTGATAAACCAAACACCTAAGCCCATGTTGGTGAGCTTGCTAAATACTCGCTTGAATTCTCCGTCAACTAATGACCATCCTTTTCCGAATGGTAAGTCTGACTCATGTGTTGCTTTGTTTGCTGTCAGCACATGCTCTCGACAAAACTGGACTAGGTTGTCAATCGTGTCTATGGCGATGGTTTTGAATTCATGGTCCTTCTTGCTTATTGCTTTTGCTACTTCAAGAAATCCAGTCCATGAATCCACCGGCTGAATGAACCCACTGATGTGGTCGTGTCCTCCCTCTGTTGCAATGATGAGCATGTCATCAATCTTGCTTAGTGTTGTGGTCTTGCCGATCTTTGGTGGTCCGTGCATCGTCACACGTAATTTTGCAACGTCGATTGTTGATGTTGTTTTCTTGGTTGGTAGTTTCATTTTCTGTTCTCCTTGTGCTTGCCGTTTGTCTTGATACATAAACCCGGTATCATAAAGCCCCTCTAGGCCGTATTGTTTCATACTTCTTTTTTCTTCTAGTTCATTGATTTCTCCCTCCACCAGAATCATCTCGGGCGTGAGGTCGTCAAAGTTGAAAACCATTTCTTCTGCTCCTTTATCAGCGCCAGCTTGACATCGATGACCGGATAGCAGCAAAATGGAATTGCTGTTCCGGTGCTTGCCCACCAAATAGCTGGCGCATAGTCTTTTGATTATGCGTCTTTTTTTCTGCCGTATTTTTCTCTTAGCATCCTCCCCAGCTGTTCCAGTTCACAAGGCATCTCGTACCCCATTTCTCGTTTTGCTATTTGTACGAGATAGATTAGCTGCCTGAATCCTACCTCTAAATCCTCACGCTTGTAAGGTGTATGTTGTGGTTTTTCTGCCGTGTAAATCCCTCCCGGTATTGCTCGCCATGCATAGCTTTCATTGCCCGAGACTGCGCAAATTCTTCTGCCTGTCTCTTCAATCAACCCGCCTCGCTTCAACTCGCTCAGCCTCTTATGAGCATGGTTGTTCTCAAGCTCTCGGTTGATTTCTGCCCCTGTTGCCTCTTGATTCTGCAGCAAACAAAAGACCCTTTCACCGAGTGTTACAGCAGATACTTTTGTGTCTGCCTTTGACCATGCTCTGATACTCGTATCCCTAACGTGTTTCATCTTCCTCCCTTATCATGTCGATTGTCGCATTCAATAGCTTGCGTCTGCTCATAATCTGAGAAGTGACTTCCTGTGCATCTTCTGCCGGGATGAATTGACTGAACCATCTGAATACTAGCGTCTGCATGTCTGTCAGGATTCCCTCAGCTGCATCGCCTTCTGCGTCTTCTGGTTCTTCTGCATCAAACCAGCCTAGACTCTCGTCGTGATTTTCCCAGGCATCATCGAAAGTCACCGGCCGGTAGTATCCTGAGCAGACTAAGCACTGATGCACCCCAGGCCGCCGATTCTGATAGATCAAAACTCTGGGTTGATCGGTTCCTGGTATTTTCAGAAACGGATGAAGGGCCCATGCTCCACACTTAGGGCATTTTAGATTCTTGTCTTGTATGCTCATCATATCTCCTCTTCCTCGATTGGCTCACTCACGTCAGCTTGACCATACCCCTGAAGAATCTCAGGGCGGTATTGAGACAGCTTTGCCCTCTCGCATTTATCGCAGACGCGACAAATGTAGATACCTTGGGCGTCATACTCCTCCCAGGAATCCGCTCTTTTGCATTGGTGGTAATCCAGGTCTTCCATCTAGCACCCACCCATTATCTGCCGATATGCATCAGCAGGGCTTAGGTCGATTGCTTCGATATCCATCAGCGCTTGAATTGCCAGTTTCTTGTCGAAAGAGTAACTGGCATGAAAGAAGAATGCGCCATTGCCTACTGCTCGAAAGATTCCGGCAGCATCAAGACGAAATTCGTCTGACCGTTTCAGTACCGCATTCCAGGCCTTCCGTGATGTGTACTGCATGACTGTTGTGTGTTTGAGTTGTTTTAGTTGTTCCATTGTGCTTGCCTCTCCTGCACATAGCTTACGTACGTAAGATGGAGAGTAAAGCTAAATAAGGCAAAAAAGAGAAAATAAATGCTTTTTATTGTGCTTAGGGGTTCTGCCCGCTGAAACACCTAATGCTTGCCAGATCTAGCGAAATCGCTCTAGGTTAGAGCATGGCAGCCGCTTCGTCCTTGAAATCAATCATTACCTATTGGCCGCTTGTCATGCTGCTAGTTGGTGGTGCTGCTGCGGTAGGTGAGGCCAGATACCGTCTGGGACGCCTAGAAGGCGATGTGACGGCTAAAAGTCAACGGCATGAGCTGAGATCGCAGAGGACAAACGAAGAGATTAGGCGCATGAATGAGGAGCTAAGAATTGGCCTAGGCAAGGTTCAACTATCTCAAGCTAGGATTTGTGCAAAGCTAGATGTTAGATGTGACTGACTGCTTAGCGATTGCTTAGAACGATATCAACGCAAGTAAGGATTTCGGTCATCAGCCTGTCTAGTTCGCCCCTAACTGTTGGTGAAACTTCTAACCTGTCTTTTGCATTTAGGATTTGCTGAACTCCTACAAGTTTTGACAATGCAGATAATGAAAGATTTCTTCTGTCCTGCAACCCGGATTGACCAACGAATTCTTTAAGAGTTCTCAGGGCAACATCATCATGCATATTTTTCGAGACGATCAAAAATCAATCCTGCATTGAAGCAATGAGTATCTGGGATGAGTGCATTCTAGGCTTGCGGTAAATTCTTCAATGTCATGGGCGGCATGAAGAGACGAAGGACAAGCAATGAAGCATTCGGATAATTCGGAAATGGGGAGTCTAAAATAAGTACACACGAATGGTACAAGATGAAGACTGTTTTTTTCATCAGTGATCACTCCTCTGTCCGGGCCACAACCCAAAGCCAAACCAATAAGACAATAACAAACCAGTACATTTTTGATCACCCCCTCTGACCTCGCTCAAGCATTGAGCACAGCGCTTGATGAAGCAAAAGCCCTAGGCATTGAATCTTGTGGTGTTCAAGGTTTAATTCTGCATGGCTGTTGATTCCCTCAATGCACTCATGCAGCAAGGTCTCCCATGCAAGAGAAGTTGACAGACCTGAATCCACACTAATCGACAATGAGTTCTCATCCCACATGCCGAAGGCGCTGTGCTCTTGAATCAATCCAGACACCCGGACAACCTTGATCGTGTGTCCACCGAGCTTGATGTACCTAGGAAAAGGAATCATTGCCGGCCTCTAAGCATCGTCAAGAATTCGCACCCTCTCTTTAAGTCCCAAAATGTTGTGACTCTTCCCGGCCCATCTGCGAACGGGTCAAGCACAACTAGACAACTCTCGCCATGGTCCTGCTCATAAAAACCTTTCATTTTTGCGTAAGAGTCTGCACGCTTGTATCCTCTAACCCTGAGCGCTGTGTTGATTCTCCCGTGCCTCTGCTCTGTTGTGAGTTCACCCCATTGATGGATATGGCCAGCCACCGTCACATGGCACTCGCCGTCAAGCATCGCCTCTTTGTGTGGTCCATGGGTCGGATGAAACCAAGATTGCCCCGAGAAATGATGCCTCAGAATCCATACGATTGGGTCAAGATCGGGATGCCCTTTCCATGTCAGAGTTAGTCTTATTTCGTCAGGCGCATATGCAATGATGCCACATCTTTTAGATAGCCAAGACAGTGGGTCTAATCCCGGAGCATTGGCCCATGAATCGTGATTGCCCCCAATGAGTGCGAGCCACTGAAGACCCGCGTCATTCTCACCGCTGCCAAGCAGCCACTCGGATAACCTCCAACCGTCTGACGCTGTAATGCTTGCGTCTGCAAAATTACGTTGAAGGCGTCCTATCCAGTTGTCCTGCATATCCCCAATCTGGACAGCTAGGATTCCTTCCGTCTCTTGAATCAATCTCACATGACTCATCAGCGATTTGAAATCACAGCCGTCGTTGTCAATATGGACATCTCCAAACACAACCACACCAACAGGCTCAGCAGGTAGTTCAATAGTTTTCTTGTGTTTTGCTGTGCTTTTTATTTTCCGCTGGCTTGCCTGAATACGCGATTCAATAAGCTCATCGATCGGCATCTCGCAAGACTCCAAAGGCTCTTCCTTGATATCAATCCGGGTTGCCATTTTTCTTGGCGAGTGTAGCCCGATCTTGCTTAGTGCAATGCCCACTGTCCCAGGGTTGCAGCCTCTGCCTGTTAGTTCTTCAATGTATTTAGCAATCCGCCTTCGACCCATGCCCATACTTTGCAGCCGTTCGAGTTCTTCAGATTGATGTTCTATAAGTTCAGCGCTTGCCCAGTTGTTTGACACACCATCAAACTAGCAATGCTATTCCTCATCATCCCCAGGAAGTTGCATGTAGTACACATTATGCTGCGTGT